CAGGGTGAAGGAGCAGGACGAAAAATGGCCGAAAACGGAGAGATTGCTCAGGCATTTGCTCCTCAGCACCGAAAATTGCAAGCGTTCATGGTGACTTTCTCGCAACACTTTCGTGTGCTGCTAGATATTTTTTTGATCCGTTACCCTCATTGCCCAATTGAGACATGACCTGTTTGAACTCAAGCATTTGGTCAACGTTGGAAATGTTGACCTCGTTCATGATTTCGTCAGGATCCTTCCCGCGAAGATTTGGGTCGGCGGCCATCCGATATGCCACGTAAAGCTTAAGATCAAGGGAGATTGATTTCGGATGCTTCCTAATCTCCTCGACATAGTCCTGACCCCCAGAGACAAGGGGAAAGTATTTCCCGAGCGCAACGGCTGCGTTGGAAACCTTTCTCCCGTCCTTGAAAGACAACGTGATCATGCGGATTTCTCCGGCATCGGCAACTTATCGGCGGTCGGATCAGTACCAGGCGTCACATAGCGAGCGTCATCGGAATAGATCTTCATGCCGAAAATGGTCTTTCCATCGTACTGAACGCCTGAAGCGTAGAAGCCCAGAGACGTTTCTTTTACCGAATCAGAAGGCTGACCGCTCGAAATTGGTAGGTCTTCGAATTCGACGTTGTAGAGCCAAAGATTGTAAGCGGCTCCCTTCTCGCTCTTCCCCTGAAAGAAAAGAACGCATTTAGGCGCCCCGTCCGAGTCCGCTCCGAGGACGATTCCGCCCTTAGAGTCTTTTTTGTTCACCGAAATCAAATCGATGGCGGTTTTGTCGATTCCGTAGAATTTGACGGTTCCGTTGTAGCCTTTTTTGACTTCGTCCTTTTCCGTCAGATTATCCGCGTTATATTCGCGCTTGGAGACATCCGGCGTCATTTCGCAAGAGATGTTGTTGATCTCTTTTTCGTTCGTACCCTTCGCCAAAAAAGGCGTCGCGGTAGTGATGGTGGGTTTGCCGTCGGTGCTGTAGCCCGAGATGGCAAACACTCGTAGACAAGAGTATTGTTCCATGGTTTTTTACCTCCTTATACCCTTTTTTTGATTTGGAAACTTAGCGTCAAACGGTCGGTGAATCGGTCGTCATAAACCCTTTGGCTGAAATCGAATTCCCACCCGTCAGCCTCGAACGCCGTTTCGAGCTTGTTTACCAAGTCTCTAATCTCGGCGCTCTCTGGCTGCGATTGAGTGACGACGTCGATGAACGCCGTGTTCAGATAACGCAGTCTCGCACCATCGGCCATACCTTCCGGTTGCGGCTGATCGCACGACCAGACAATGAATGTGTTAGACTCGACTTTTTGCTTGTTTTTGCGATTCCAGTAGACAACGTCTCTTTTTTTGAGGGAGTCAAGGGACGATTGGGTCAAACTGTCTCCGTCTTTAAGTCCCTTAATCGAAGAGAGGACTTTCTTGACGTTTTCGAAACCCGAAACCCAAGCTTCATAACTTGAGTTCATTTTCCCCACGCTTTCTCGCAAACGCGCTTGTAAGAATCGGGCTGATCGACCTTCTGAACCGTGAGTTTCAAGTCGCCACCAGTGCAATCGAAGCGATCCGGGGGCGCGATGATCTTGTAGGTGCTATCACCATACTCAATGTAATCGCCACTTTTGACGTCACTTCGGTTGTTGATCCGAACGGTGAAACGAACAACATCGTCAATCGAATCCTTAGTCTCGCTAGTGTCAGACACTATTTGGAGAAACGATGCCCATAGGAAGTCCTTTTTCGGATGAAGATATACTTTTTCCGTATAGGTTCCGCTATTGGCCTCGTTCTTCCATGAGACTTCCTTTATTCGGAAGAGCTTTATGCGTTTGTCTTTAGGTGGTGTTTGGCTCATGGTTTTCTGGCTCTAATCTTTAGCTCTTCGATGTAGTCGAAGATGGCAGTGCTGAAATTGTGCTGATCGTCATGGAAAAAGTTTTGTTCAACAACCAGTCTCGCGCATTCCTGCGCTTCCTGATCAATTGGATTATCGTTCTCCCAATTACGATCTGTTTTCTTGTCGATATAGGAGGTAGCGGATGCGTTGGCGAAAGAAACAAGTTGTTCCGGATAATCCGGGTCAACACGGGTAAAATCCCGAACTTGTTGATTTGTTAAGATGTTCTTCACTTCCGGCATTTTCGCTACCTCCTTAAATCAGGATCGAATGTTAGGCAGGAATCTTCGCGTAAGAGAACGCGGACGAAAGCGCTTTGGTCGCGCAGTAGACTTTGGCGACGTAGTCGGTGATTCCTTGGGAAGCCGAATAATCCTGCTTGATGGTCATTCCGCTCATCAGGTTGGCCTTGAAGAAGCGGCTGACGTTACCGGCGAGGATTTCGTCATCTTTGAGATTGTCATCGACAACGACGGCGTGGCCATCGCAAACAGTCCAGCCATTCGGATAAATAAGACGACCGGTGGTATCGGCTAAAGAAGTCATCCGATCCATGAAGGTCTGCGAAACATAGAGCTTCGCTCCGCGGCGGTACTTGCCTTTGATGGCGTGGAGGCACTTGATAGCGCCCTCCTGCTCTTTGCCCGCCGTCATCGGGACGGCGGTAAGGCCGTTGGTGATGCCGGAGACCTGGTTGTCGGTTCCGGTGCCGTAGATAAGGGCTGCGCCCCAATCATCGGTAAGATCCTGCTCGATGGACTGAACGATCCAAGCGCCGACGTTGATGTCGGTCATGGCTTCGAGTTCGTCGGTAACAGGGACGTCGATCTGCAGGCATCCCTTGACCAAATCAAGGGTTCCGAGTTCGACCGTTTGCTGGGCGGTTCCCTTTCCTTCGGTTTTGACTTGGGCCAGACCGCGATTGGTGCGGATCGGGAACGAAAGCATACCGGGGATGTTGTAGAAAACGGTGTCTTCGAGAATCGGCGTGAGAGCCTTGTCTTCTTTTAGGAGATCCATGAAGGCCAACGTCGGGATAAGGACTCCGCCATTGTTGACGCCGTCTTTTTCGGCGGTCGGGGCAGCGTAAACCTTATTGGTGGTGAAGAGGGATTTGTCGATGGCGCGTTGCTGTTCATCGGTTGCCTTCTTTTTGCGGTAGGCGAGACCGAAGGCAAGGTTGATTGCGGAACGAGTGGTTAACTTAAGTTCGCCATCAGCGCCTTTTTCTTCGCCCAAAGCCTTTTTAGCCGTTTCGATGGCTTCGATTGCCGAACTGCGAGTAAGCTCGGTAATTTGACCTTCGATAACACCGCGTTCATGGATGTTTTGGTCGAGTTCCTTTCGGGCTTCGGAGATCGCTTTTTCGTCCTGCGATTCCTTGATGATCTTCTCTAATTCTGCGGCGCGAGTGTTTTTGAGAGCGAGCGCGGCTTTAAGTTGTTCTAAGTTCATGTTTTTTGTTTCCTCCAATTACTTAGATTCATCAGTTTTTGGGATTGAAACCCCGGCCCTGATTTTTGCCATCCTTAAATCCTTTGCGCGTTTTTCACTCTCCAGTTCCGATAGGAATGACTCCACATCCCCCATCGCACGCGTATGGATTTCGGTATTGCTATAGGCGGGCCGCATTACCGTGGCCACGTCAAACAGCCTTGAGATTTTTTGGCGAGTGATAGTGACCTCGCCATCGACAGAGTTGTCGTAATCTGATTCGGTGCCGTCGATTGAGAAAGCAAATGACATTTCGGTCAGAGTCCCGGCTTTAATGCAGCGATAGCAATCTTGGCCTGCTGTCGTTTTCATCAAATTTGTGGTCATACGAAGACAATTTTCGGAAATAGAAAGCACCAAGGAACCCTCTTTCTTAATGTCTTTAATGCGCGTTCTTGCCAACGGAAACTGTTCTTCGGAGTGGTTATATCTAAAATAGGCATCTGACATATCGCATTTATCGAATGCGTGTTTGTCGATTATTTCGTATACCTTTATTCCGTCTAGCTCGAAAAGGAATGTTTTTTGTCCGAAGACAACGGGAGTGCCTTCTACCATTAGGTTTCCGCTATCTTCTGACCCTTCGGTTAATGCCGCCCTCACTTCGAAAGGATGGTGGTAATCTTCAGGATGCTTAATCTTTGCAATCGCAGCCTTGATTTCTTCCAATGATTTAGCCATTTACTTTTCCTCCTTAGGGGTTTTCCCCGTTTGATATTGAGATTGATCTTGAGACTTCACGAAGTTCAGAGATGCTTGTGGATTTTCGCCATCTTCATACGTCGGCAAATCAAGAAGTCTTAGAGCGTCGTTTGGCCTGATGGTCGGCAAACTGGACATAGCCGAAACCATCTGAATTCTTGTTTTCATCGAAACGCATTGATGCGGAGATTTTGGAATGATGATTTTGTTCCCTTTGATTCGCTCATTTTCGGTAAGCATTTTTAGCGTAAGCTGCGCTTCTAGTTTTCTGATGAAAGGCAATTCAGTTCCATTGAAGAATGATTGATACTCGTCCTCATTGAACGAACGGTTAGTCATCTTTTCATTCGTTCCCAAGTAGTTGTAAATGTCTTTTTTGAAACCGCTGGCATCGGCATCGGGAAGCCATTTTCCGGAAATGTTTATAGGGGTGAGGGTCGCTCCAGCCGGGACAACACCGACTCCGTTTTTTGCTTTTGACAAAACATCTTGAAGTTTCGAAGTCATTGCGTCCTGGTTTGAGTCAGAGAATTGGCTGTTAGTCTGCGCCAAGAACCGGATGTATTGGCTTTCCGTAACTGCTCTTTCCGCTCCGGTAGACGTTGCTGCAATGACTTTCAACGATTGGTCTAAGCATTTCGACCTATGAGAAAGGAGATCGGAGACCGATTTATTTCTTTGGACAATAACAAGATCATCGTATGATGCGTAGTGAGTTGAACCGCTTAGGTTGAAACTTGCGTAGATTTTTCCATCTGATTTGCTGACTCCAATTTGGAAGTTGGAATCGTTTACGTCCAATTGCCAAATCTCAATAGGCTCAAGCGTTGGACTTAATAAATCGCGTATAATCCAAGCAATCGCGATGTTGTCGCTGAAATAGCTGTGAGCCATCGATTCATAGAATGTAGGTGCGTCATTTGCTCTGTTAGGTTTTAAGCTCATTAGTTCCGTAAGATGCTTTTTCCCATCGGCGTCATGATCTCCGATAACGCATTTTGGCTGAATGGCGCAAAGGAATTCTGAATTGGTATCAACGCAAGCATTGAATGTGGCGTCCATTTCAGCTTTTGCATCGGAAGACATCCAAAGACCCATCCAGTTGACAAGAGATCCATTGGAAAAAGATTTTTCTTTTCTCCCGCCAAAGATCTTGCTTAAGAAATTACTGATTGCTCCCATTGGACTCTCCTTCCGGTAGGAAATAAGACTTGTTCTGGCAATACGTGTAAAGGCAGTTCAGCAAAACCGAAAACCCGTCAATTTTGTTGCATTTTCTATCGTCTTCTTTTGTAGGCATCATGTTCCCGTTCCGGTCTTCTACTAACTGGACGTTTGAAAGCATCCACATGAAAAGCGGATTGTCGTTTGAAACCAGTCGTTTTTCTTTGAGAAGCGAATAGGCTTCCTGCATCGGTATCGAAAGCGATTTAAAGCCTTGATGAACTTCCTGAAGGCAAGGTACAGGAGGCTTTTTGCTCCATCCCAAAGAATCGATCTCCTCAACGAGATAATCGGCTGAATAAGGGTCGTAATTAATGTTTACGTAGTGGTATCCATGACGCTTGAACTGCGAAAGAAGGTGATTGCTGACATCATGATAATCAATCCTCGATTTCCCGGAGATCTTAAGGAAACCCCTGTCAATCCACGAATCCCATGGAACACCGGCTTGCTTCGCGTATGTTGATTCGAGGAAATCCTCCGTGCACCAGCATTGAAGGACAAGGAGCATCTGATTGCGTTTTTTGTCGAAAATCAGAGTTCCGAAAGCGGTCAAGTCCATGATCTTGGACAAATCGAATCCACCAATGACGTCGCTGTTGTCGAATTCCTTCATCTCCTCTTCCGTATAGGTGAAGTGATTGACGATAAGGTCTCCAGACAGCCATCCAACCGTCTCTTGGCCGACGATGTTCAGGTCTTTCACGAGGAAATCAATCTTCTGATTGGGATTGTTTTTGGCTTGAACCGCCATATCATTCATCGCGACCATGGTTTTGATTGTCCCCAGGGAAGGATTGGCTTTTGGCCAGCAATTCTCGTCATAAGGGTCGTCCTTGGCCGGGCGTTCCTTCAAAGGGATAAGGTCTAAATCGTCGGAGTCGGCTTCGTACAAAACGGGGAAAAGGGAATCGTCTTGAAGGATTCCCAAAATGATCTTCTTGCACATGAGTCGCAAATCATCCCATAGGGCAAGCCTTTTTTTGCCACAGGTTCCCATCTCCCAAAGAATCGGTTCGTCCATGGCGCTTTGGGATTGCATAATCGAGTCCTGCTGCTCTTGCGTCGCCTTGTGGATCTCGTCGATGATGCCGACGAAGAACTCATAGCCGTCGTTTCCGCCTCCGTCCTTGGACTGGTCTTTGGCCAAAGGCTTAAAGGACGAGTTAAGATTCAATGATGCCTTCGTGGAAATGATTGACGGATTGGAATTCTGAATGTCGTAGAAATGGTTTAAAAGGGTCGGCTTCATCCGTATTGCTTTGGCGCACATAGACCAAACGATCTTCGCCTGATCGAGCTTCGAAGCAAGGCACGCGCAGTTGATGCCACCGCCCGTGATCATCATGTACAAAGGGAACGGATAGATCTTCCCGGTCTTTCCGTTTTTTCTTCCTTCTTCATCAACGATGCGGCGGAATCTACGCAAATCCGTGTCGCGGCACTTGATTCCGAAAACGCAATCAAACATTGCCTTTTGGAAATCTAGAAGCTGCAAAGGCTTTCCGTAGAACTTGGGGTTGATCGTGTTAAGGCAAAAGTCCGAAATGAATTGATAGTAGTCACTGGCCGCTTCCGGATCGAAATAATAGCGGTCGCTTTTTCCCTCGATGATCGGCTTTATGTGATTGAGATACCAAGTCTTAATCCAAAAACCAACCGTTACCGAACCGGTTTCAATCGATTTTATGTATCTCTCAACTGCGGTCGTTTCCATTTTCAGGCATCCTTATTGGCTTGCGGAACGATCTTGTGAAGCCATGCGACCCCTGGGTCGTCATCTTCCTTCTCTTTTGCTTTCTTAAGAGAAGCTAGGCGAGTCCTCGCTTCGGGGGTGAGTCCAAGAGCAACCGAAAGATCCATGAAGAGCTTTTGCTGCTTGATTTGGTTCCCTTCCGCCGTCTGAAGGGCGTTCGTGGCGAAGCGGATGTTCTTTAAATGCTCCGAAGGGTCGTCCTCCCACCCTTCTTCATCGAGAACGTCATTTAGTGATTTGCGGAGCTTCGGTATCTGATCTTTGTAATAGAGATATTCGGCAAGCGCATCGCAATACATCGTCAATGCGTTCATATCGAGGTCGCAAAGGATCTCGGCACCAAGATTTTTGTAATTGGTGATCACGTCATCGAAAATCGCCTTAGAGGTTTTGGTGATCCAATCGGGTGGAAGCAAAGCCGAGCCCTTGGCCAAATTCTGCAAGGATTCAGTCCGTTGGGCGATTTTGATCTTCTCGGCTTTTGTGTAGTGATGCTTAGGGCTATAAACCCCGGTGACATTAAGCGGCCTACCTCTACGTCCCATCGGATTACCTCCTTTCTTGGCGATTCAGAAACGTTCTTAATCGATTTTGGGAATTATCGGGAATTGATACCCCGTAATTCCTATTTTTCGGGAATTTTTATTTCGCCACTCCCCGACCGGTGAGCCAAAAGGCTCTATTTTCGACCGACCCCCGGGGGGGTGTCTTTAACTCCCATAATTGAGCCATCGGAAGCGAACAAGCATCGCTTTATGTTTCCGTTTTCGTTGGCCCTTATAGAGTCGTGGCAAGACTTGCACAGAACCATAAGGTTGTCCGGATTGATGCTAACGTTGGGATCGGAGACGTTGCTTTCAGTCAGTGGCACCTTGTGATGAACCTCTTTCCCAGCTTTCCCACAAAGCTCACATATGCCGTGCCTCATTCGAACAACAGAATCTCTGCACTTGGCCCAAACCTTTGAATGATAGAAGGCATTTACTTTCGGCCCTTGTGCGGATGGCAATGTGAACTCCTTTGGTTTCTTTAGAAAGGGAACGCTTCCATCGAGCGGAGGTGGAGCCTCTAGGATCGAGGACGTCGTTCCTTATTCGAAAATATCTCAATGCGAAAGAAAAAGGCGGGCACTAACCGTTCCCGCCCCGTTCCCATTTATCTTGATTTGTGTCGATAGTGGTTGATTATTTTCCCAACACCACCGCGCGAATAGTAGTATTTTTCGGCACATTTCGTTAGCGATAGCCCGCAAACAAAGTGGGAATAAGCCAACTTCCACCGCTTGTCGTTTGAGGTTTTGAATATACTATTCAAACGACCCCTCAATTCGTCCATCTCCAGCATGACTTTGTTCGGGTTTTCGGATGCCGAAAGCGAATTTTCGAGCTTTATGTAGTTAACAAGAAGGATCTCTCTTTCAGTTGGCATTTTTCCTTTTCCCCGCTTTCTTGAACTCGATGAATATCTTTCCGTAGGAAACGAACGTCTTAGTCACCAGGTACCGATTGTCGTAATCGTCCCATCTTCCGTAGGAAGCGTTGGCACCGAACGTGATAACTGTTCCTGGCTCCAATTCAGACCGAACCTCGGTTCTCCTCAATTTGTTGAAGACGATGTCGTACAAGTCTGAATAGTAGATTTCAACGTGTTTATCTTGCTTTTTCATTGCTTATCCTTCTTTCTTCTCACCTTGATGGTTATCGAATCGACGCCATCTGGCAAAGTGTTGTCCTCGGGACTGGCGATGAATGTCGGGTGCCTTTTTCGAGACTGCTCTTGGCATTCGTGGCGGTGATCCGCTTTAGCGGAATCCCTTTGGAGCCAGTCGGCGATGATCTCCCGAACCATCTTCGCGGAATACCGCCTTTTCCTCGGCACGCTATCGAAGTACCGAAGAACGGTTTTCACCGAGCAGCGAAGCTGGAGGATCTTCTCCGGATCGCCGATGGGCTTCAACCTTCTTTTAGACTTGTTTTTTGCTTCCATGCAGAACCTCTTTTCTTCCGTACTTTTTAGAAAGTCGGATATTTTCCAGACCTCGTCTAATCTTTATCGTTTTCAAAGGCTTCTTTTTTGCTTCACAAAGCCTAGTAAACTAGTAAACTTTCAAACGAGTTTTCAAACTCAACGATAACAAAGGCTTCGTCTATTCTTTTCTTGGCTATTTAGGAGCGTTTCATTAAGAAATGTTTGCCAAATGTTGTTGTTCGCAGTAATCATCGATATTTCTTATTCTTCTGAAGTATTTCCAAATCGAGCACTTCATTTCGGGGTCTTGGATGTTGGCGATGACTTTCGAGTCCGAATCGATAAGCAGGAAGTCGAAGTCTCCTTTCGGCGAGAATTCCCTGAACCCGAGCTCGGACTTCCTTATGACGGTGACCAAATCGCCCTTCCTCACCGCCCTGGCCTTTTGCCCGAAGAGCCTAAGGCCGTCAACCCAGATGTCCTGAACGCAAACCATCAGTTCTCCGATCATGGTTCACTTCCTCCTTCCTTTGTGGGGAGAGACAAAGCCGATGGACATATTCAAGCGGGCTTCCTCCGCATCCTCCGTTTGCCACATGACATAGCGTTCCGTGGTCGCCAGATTCGAGTGGTTGTACATTTTTTGAAGCGTGAATGGGTTGCCGCCGAATTCCTTTATGTAAACGTACCCAAACGTCTTTCTTAGACCGTGCATCCCAACGGAATAGTTGATTCCGACCGCTTTGGTGGCCTTGTTGATGATCTGATTGAGACGGTTGCGCGTGACGGGGTAAGGATAGAACTCGCTTTTTTCGGTTCCCCTTTTCCGGGACATCGTTTGCTGCGGCTGAAAAAGGTAATCGTTGTTGCCCAACCCGTATCTCCTCACATAATCCTTAAGCATCTTATATATCGAATCGTTCAGCTCGAACGATTGGAACTTGCCGGTCTTGTTTTCCTTGATGGCCATGTGGCCTTCAATTACATCGGCAACCCTCAATTGAAGGACGTCCTCGCTTCTGAAAGCCGTGTTAATGGCCGTGTAGACGATCATCCTGTCGCGGTCGGCCAATTCTTTCTTCTTTGGCGTTTTGGCGGCCTTGTAGCGCTTATCGAACCAACCAAGGAACTTCTCGCGCTGGACTTGATCCTTTATCGGCAAAGTCCGTTTAGAACCTTTGAAGGATTTGATCGTCCTCCCAGCCGAATTAGTCTTTAGAGACTTACTTCTTTTTGCCATCGTCTTTCCCCTTCTTTCCTTTATCGACGAGAATCAAAGCAGTTATCACGTAAGCGACGATGGCCGCGATGCAACCGCAGCCAATGATGATCAAAACCTGTTCAACTATCCCCATTTTTGTTAATCCTCCTTTTTCGGTTTCCCCTTCGAGTCTCCGTCAACGACTTCGAACCCCAATGCCCTAAAGTCGTCGCAAAGGGGCTTCCACGATCCATCGTCGCCGTCTCCTGGTATTCGAAGATGCTCAACGATGTCTCTCGCTTTATCCAGCGTAGGCCCATCGTCTCCTACCATCTTGTGCAGAAGCCTTTCTATTGCGCTTTCCTTGTTAGCAACGACGCGACCGTCCGGATAGTCTTGGTCTTCCTCTTCGAATATTTCGACATATAGGCAATAGCATCTGGCGATTTGACCAACCGTTATCGTCTTTCCTGTTGGTTCCATGGCTATTCCTTCCTCTTGAATTTCAAATCGAAGTCGTGCCAAGCCGTTTTGAATACAGGCTGGCAGAAGACGAAATGGCCTAATTTGGACTCTTCAACCGCAAGATCCGATTGGCGTTTGTATTTGGATGCGATTGTGCGGTAAACCAAACATCTGAAATCGTCTATGCCCATGTTTTGCCCATTCATGCCCATGTTTTGCCCATTGAATCATCCTGGACGATGTATTTTGAAGAACCGCTTTTGAACATCTTGATTCTTTTGCCTTTAAGAATCAGGATCCCAGATCTCTGCTGATTGCAAGTCGGATGTTCTATCGCGTTTTTTTCAATGATTTCAGACACTTTTTCCGCTTTAGATTCCGTGGTAAGAACCCAAACGGTATCAAAGAGTTTGTAATAATCGGTCAATTGGTGATCTAACCGTTTGAGAGAATCGAGGTCGGTTTTTATCTCGATGCCGATTGAACCAAATCCTCGTTCCTCCGGAAATTCCGCGAAATCGGCGATGGTTTTGGAGCTAATGGTCAGCTCGAAGATGTGCGTCCACCCTTTTTCGATGGTTCGGCACTGGCTTTTGAGAAGAATCCCGGAGAAATACGATTCGCAATGGTAATAGGCATCGGCCAATTCCTCGTAAACGTCTTTGACGTCGAATCCCTTGAACAGGAGGCTCCAATGCAAATCGGCTCCGAAGGATTCCCTGAATTGATGATCGAGGTAATCGTCTCCAACCACGCCAAGCGAAATTAAATAGGGGCTGCAACAGGAGAAAAACTTAGGAATCCCCTTTTTTATTTCATCCTTAGGGACATACCACGCCAATTGCCTTACGGCTTTTCTAAGTTCCTTGTTTACCTTTTTCATCGTTTTCTCCTTTGTTGTTTTCGTTATCGAAGTCACCTACGAAGCATCCGCACCCACCGACCTCTTCATCATCGAACAGAGACAACTGCTCCGGAGCGGAGTCAACAGCCTCCCGAAGCTGCCTAAGCGTGAAAGGCTTCCCGCTGCGTTTTAGAATCGAAACGTCCTTTCCGCTGCGTTTTCGAAAAACCTCTTCTTTGTCCTCGCACTCCAAGAATTTGATTCGGTCTTTCTCAAGAAGGTTCTTCCAACTGGCGATTCCTGCCTTGAAGCAAGCCCCACCGCAGTTGTTGTGCGCGAAACCGAGTTCGTACAGGCGAGGGATTTTGATTCCCTCGTTTTTCAGTTCGTCTATCATCTCGTATTTGTAGATGTACGGCTTGTCGCACATCGGGAACTCCACCTTATAGGGAGCGTATCCCTTGACGATGGCTTCCTTGCGATGGCTCTCGGTGAAGTCGATTCCCAGATAGAGAACGCAATCATTGGGAGCGAAGTTTTCCCTAAGCCAATCGTTAAATAGCTGCGTCTTAAGGATCCTGGAGCATAGCGCGACCCTCGAATTGAACAGGAATTTGTTCTCGAAGCACAATTGCCAAGGATCCTTACCGGTGGCAAGCCTCGTAATTACGATGCCCAAGTGGTTTTCTATATCCCTCAAGAAACGGTATAAATCCCCATCTTCGTTCATCGTGTCGCAGAATACGGCTATGATGTTTTCTTTCCCCTCCTTCGCGATAACTCGCTTCAACGTCTCATACGAACCGATGCCTCCGCTTAGGGAGACGATATGCTTGATTGTCACAACGCCATTTCACTAAGAAGTGATATGGCAACTCTTTGGCGGCTTCCTAAGAAGCCACTCCCTTTCGTTTTATCCAGTCATTCGCATATAAACCATGGCTGGAACCTAGATTCACTAGGGTTAGTTGTTGACCTCCTTCTTAGTCAGCAAGCCTTCCGCAAGGCACCAGTCGTAATATTCCTTTTTGGTGCCAATGCGCTCTCCGTTCTCTCGGCAGTACGAGACGTGCTCTTCCCACCGCTCGTTGAATTGCTTTTTGTATCTAATCATCGGAATGACCTCCTTAATGTTTCGTATCTCAATGAACGTTTCATCTTCCGTTCCTCCTTTTGTAATCGATTTCGTCACAAATACGCAGAATGATCTCGTAAATCAGAACGACCGTAGCGGCAAGAAGCGCGGATGCGCTGATCAGAAGAATCGTCAAATCAGTAGCCGTCATGGTTTCTATGCCCTCCGAGCAAGAATCCGCACAGTGCGAACACCAAGGCTAAGGCGCTCATTACCATGGCGGCGCATTCGTATATGCTCGGATAAACCCAATTTCCCATATCTTTCCTTTCCGTGGACTAAATCCACAAAATCTTCTGATGAATGGTTGGCACGTTAATGCAAACCCAGCAGCATCCGGTGTTGAACGATTTTCCTTTCCCAAGAAAAGTGATTCGTTTCCTGAAGATGATGATCGCCATCTTGGATTCGTGCGCCTCGAACATCGCGCTCCGAATCGGAGTTTCGAGAGTGGATAACGGAAGCAATAGGCAGAAGGATTTGATCTTCCCTTCGTCGTAAAGCTTGAACGAGCGGTCGATTATCGCGTTTTGGATATTGAACGGAGGATTCGAGATCATCAGGTCGCAGCCCTTAGGAGGGTCGGTCTTGAAGAAATCGTTTCTTAGGTCATCGAATATGTGAGTGGCTTTGTAGGTGAGCTTAAGTTCGTCGGCTTTGAGCTTGAATTGGCTGTCGTAATTGTTGAAAGGGAACCATATTGATCTGAATTGCTCGATGTCTATCAACTTGTAGATGTCCTCGACGACATAGCGCGGAGTCGCAACGTGGTTTTTGTCGGTCATCTTCTCGTACTCATAATCGCTGATAGGAGACCTTTGTTTGGTTCCTTCCAGGTCTAACGGCAACTGCTGGTATTGCCCCATCAAAACCACCTCCCTCCGAACAGGGACATCTGAACGTATTCCTGTTCTTGCTTCTTTTTTTGCTTTTCAGGAAACCACGGTAGTTTTTCTTGCTTGAAATCGGTTCCCATGGTCGGGAGCATCGAGTTTTTGAAGAAAAGCGGTATTTTGAGGTTTGAGCAGTCTTCGATAAGCCGCAATCCGTCATCGCGATCAGGAAGCTCCATCTTCCGGTAATGGCCGGTTTCGGCGCCGCATATGACGGCTTTTATCGCGATGTCCTTCGTGTATTTGGCGAGAAGAGATAAATGAAACGGCCCGAACAAGGGCTCAACGCTAAGGAAATCGAACTTAAGCCCGTCCCTTTGAAAGCAAACATCGGAATCTTCTGCCGTGCATCCAATCCAAACGAACTGGCACCTATCGCGTTGACCTCTCCAAAAATCCCTGAATCTCGGAGGAAGCTTCGTGATAAGTTCTCCGAACGACATTTTCGTAAGCATGATGTAGTGGTTGCCGCGATGAAGATGCCCTTGGATCATCTCGAACGCTTCGTCCGGCCAGAACTGAATGTCTGACATGGAATCCAAGAAAATCGCTTTTCCCCACGTCCTGTCCAATTCCATGATTCTTTCGGCAAAGAATTTAGGATCTCGGAAATCAGGAATGAATTTTCTTTCGTCATTGGCCGCTTTCGCGTAGCAGTACGGACAACCGCGTTTACACCCAACGACTGGATTTAGAGTCTCGTCGCACCATTCGATGCCATTTTTTTGATTGTTCATTTTTTATGCCCTATGCGATTCGTCAGGGATGTCTCCGATTTCCTTTAGGAGCTCGTAAAGCCTTTTTCCCTCCGCTTGGTTGAGACGGAGGAACGTTCCAGCCGGCTGACGCAAGAAAGAGGACAAGGCTGCCATGAACTCCTCAAGCGTTTTTTCTTCCTCTTTCTTTTCCATGACTACTCCTTAACCATCCTCTTGATTCCGAAAACGCAATAACCTTCGGCAATGCCATCTGGAAATTGATCATGAGTAAGGACGTAGGTGATTTGATAAACCTCGCCATCAGTGTAAGTATTCACGTCTCCCGTTGCGTTCATTGCCTTGGAAAGAACGTTGAACGTGACAAGATCTCCAACCTTGAATCCCCGGTCGTTCTTTCGAACCTCGAAGGTTTTCGATCCTCTTCTGACTTGCTGATAAAACTCGTCGCGGATCTTGAGTGAATGCAAAATCATTTTCTTCCCTCCGAAATCCGCATCTGCGTCAAAATGACACCTGCTTCCTTTCCGCCACCGTTAGCGACAGAGAAATCGGCCTGAATCGCTTTCGGATGCTCAAGGTTGTTTTCTTTCGGTACATAGATCTTGATAACGCAATCGGATCCCGATCTGACCGACGCCTTTACTAACTGCATGAGGATTACAGAGCTAAAGGAAACCGGGACACACACTTCTTTGCTTGTGGCCATTGCGAAAGGCTTTTCTGGGTCAAGCGGATACTCTCCTGGGAATTTTGGAACGGCGAAGAATTCATCGTTTACCCAAAACGAAATCTTTTCTTCGGTATCCATGATGGTTACCTGATGCGGAATTTTGGTAATGAACTGATGCGCTTTGAGAAGCGCCATGACCCTTTTACCATCGAAGGAGCATTTACCAGACTCGGCAACGAAATCGTCTTTGTCGAAGTTCGGGTCTTTAGACCATTCAACGGTCTCAACGAAAGCGACCATCGAATCACATCCGATGAATTTGGCAATGGCAGATTTACCATCATCCGATGCGACAACGCTGATCATCGTCGATTGGAGGATGGGCCTGGTGTCTCTTTGCAAGACAGCGGAGTCGCAAGCAAGCAGCACGTTCATGAGAACGTTAGAATTGATTCTGAATTTCATGTTAATGTTTCCTTTCGCCTTTTGGCGTTTTGTCGTATTTGGCTTTTAGAAGCGAATTGAGCTCCTCGCGGATGCAGAACGTGAACGGACAAGCCAAGCAGTCTCCATGGGTCTTCCTGCACTTTATAGAGAGGGAATAGACCGTCTCTTGGCCAACGCAATCGGAACTATGAGCCGGCATTAGCAATTACCACTTTTCTTTTGCATCTTTTATTCGGTTTTTTACCCTTGATTCCCAATCTGATGCAAATCTGAAGGTTCTTCATGTTCATCGAGTGGGATACCCATTCGAGGTTGGAGGCGGAGTTATCGGTCTTGTCACGGTTGACGTGATCGACTTCCGTGAAGCCAAACGGATTCGGCACGAATGCGACAGCGACGATCCTGTGAATCAGATAGTGCTTTGTGCCTATATGCACGCGAAGGTAGCGCGAAGTCGAGGAATTGGTTTGCTCCTGAAGAACTTTCCTCGTATCTTTGTTCCTAATGTGGCCAAGATCCGACACTTGGTAACCAGGAATACTCGCGATGTCCTTCCATTTGTTTTTCATATCATCCCTTCCTTTCTTCGGCGACTTGCTTGGATAAGACGTCAAATGGGGAGAACAAAGATAGTTGACCATTGGCTTCAACACCGTTGAATGGAACCCTGTTGCGCTGATAGCGTTTTTGCGCCTCCTTCAGGCTTTCCATCGTGGTGATTTTCTTTTTGGGGCAAAGTTCGGGGAGATTCGCTCTGACAAGAGCTTCAGCAAATGGCGGAGGTACGGCATTTCCGCACCTAGCCACCTGTTTATTGGCCGGATAGGACTTGCCATTGGCATCTTTGTCGATGATGTAGTCATGGGGAAATCCTTGTGCATCGTATAGTTCCCTTGGTGTCAGCATCCGCATCCCAATATCTGAAATGAAGTAATCGTGCCCATCGATGTTGATCAGGAGAATCTGGTCGGAATCGCAGTGGACGGTTGTGTACTTGTTGATGAACTCTCTAACGAGGTTCCAATTACCGAGTTTGCTTTCATCTCCGGCTTTCTCGAAGTGGACTTTGACCATCCAGAATCTCGGGAGAGTCGTTACCGTGGCCAAAGGCTCGGTCATCTTCGTCCCGTTTCCTTTATAAGTGCCGCCGTAGTATTCCTGGATAAAAGCCGAATCCTTCATCTTGACATCGACCTTCCCGAATCGGTCGTGGCTGGTCACCGTCCCCAGCGGTTGCTTGAGCGAATCGGGGTTTCCATTGCCGTAGTATTCGGTCAGATATGAAGATGTCAGGTAATGACTTGCAATAGTTGTCTCGGTTCCCAACGGGGAATCCGCTCGGCTTCCATTGTTCGAAAATTTGTAATCGGTAATCACAGGAGCGATGAGAACGTTCTTATCGTGAGCGGTCGTGATCGTCGGAATAGGCTTTAGGATGTTGCTTCCTTTGTTGGTGAAATTGTTCACACCGATGAACGGAGCGAGTTTCGCCGAACAAAGTTCGGTATGTTCGCCTCCAGCGGCGATGGTAGGATGAGGGTCTTTTAGATCAAGAAGACGCCGTTTCTCATCATTCATGAACTGAGCGTCCTGAAGATACGGGACTACGAGATTCTGCTTTGTCGATGAAACAACGGTCGATAACGGGTTTTTGATGTCATTGACTCTCGGGGCTTGGTTCTTGTTCTCGCCGTACCCAATCGGAATGATGAATGGGCTTGCCGAACGGAGAACGAACTTCTCAAGTCCCCTGCCGATCCTGCGTTTTGTAGGCTCTGCCAATTCTTTTTCCCTTTTGAAAATGGATTTGGTCGGAAGACTGAAATCAATGATCGAAGCGGCGCTTCTCCATGGCTTCTGACCTTCCTTGCATTTTCCTCGCTCGGCGAATGTCTTTTCAGGCCAGCAAATAGGTTGCCCATCGCACCGCGCGAGCATGAAGAACCTTTTGCGTTTTGTCGGCGCTCCGTAATCGGCGGCGATCAATTCCCTAAAATCAACTTGATAGCCAAGATTCTTAAGCTCTGAAACGAACTTATGAAAAGTGGTTCCCATCTTCTCCTTGATTGGTCTTCCATCGTCACCGAGCGGGCCCCAAGTTTGAAACTCCTCTACGTTTTCAAGCATGATAATGCGAGGTTTGACCGTCTTAGCCCATTTGATGGCGACCCAAGCGAGTCCGCGAATATGCTTGTCAGCCGGTTTTCCGCCTTTGGCTTTCGAGAAATGTTTGCAATCCGGAGAGAACCAGGCAAGCAAAACTGGCCGTCCGGCGACGAGCTTAACTGGATTGACCTTAAAGACATCTTCGCAAAGATGAATCGTGAACGGATGATTGGCCTTGTGCATGGCGATGGAATCGGGATCGTGATTTATCGCGTAATCAACATAGCGGCCTAGCGCTTCCTCGATTCCAGTTGATGCACCGCCGCCACCGGCGAAGTTGTCTATGATAAGACCTTGATTTAGTTCATCTAATTCATTGGGCGTCATGGCTTTGTCTCCTTTTCATTCTTTCGAGCCTTTTTAGGTGGGCTTCACCTTGTTTGAGTCCGAATCGGTTTCCGGATCTTCTGAACTTTTCGTTTTCGTTTCTTTGCGCCTTGATCATTTCGGCCAATTGCTCTTCGCTCATAAAGCCGAACCCGCCTGATTCAGAAACGAAAGTTGTTCATAGGAACCTTTTCTCTTTTGAACGAAATTGAACAATTTGAGGATTCTTTCAAGCAGCGCCAAGTTGAGTTCCTTAACGGTCATTCCGCCACCGCCACGAGCCTCACCGGACATTTCGGCGTAGTCTATGACGATTTGATCTTCGAAGAACACACACTTAAGATGGGTCGGAATCCTTCTCTTCTTCTCGACGAGATGGAACGTCCCGTCGATTCCCGGTTCGTTTTCCTCGATGATGAATTGATTGGTAGATTTGATGCCAATTGAGTTCGATGAAATCTCAATCTCGCCGTTGTACGAATCGAATAGGCTTTTCACGATAGCCATAGCTTCAGCGCTTTGTTGCATAAGCCGTACCTCCTTGGTAATTGGCAATCCTCGCTTTATCCAACTTCGCAAGACCGTTAACGATGTCCTCAACCGGTTCGAGGGCTATGAACTTCTTTCTGGTTTTCATCACGATTTCGGAGCACCTGACCTTGCTTCGGCAAACGATTGTCGTTCCGGCATCGCGAACGGAAACTATGGCAAACGGATTGATCTGAACGGCTTTCGGCTTAGAAACGAACCACAGGAACCTCCGAATCGTCTTTACCTCGATGAATGTCATGGGATCATCCTTTCTCGGCTTATTGCCGTTTTCTCCAAAGCACCTTTCCGATGTTTCGCTTTCATGTACTCGTAGAATTCTTTCGAGTCCTCTACGATTTCGTACCAACCAAGGCAAGTCTTTATACCGAACAATTCGGATAATTCCTTTATGCAGTCCTTGAATGACGAGGCAATGACTCTTGTGGCGAAGTCGTTCGAAGACTCCAACTCGCTGAAACCATGCTTGAACTGCTTCTTTAGGATGAAGTCTGAAATGTCGTCATCAGTGATTTCGACCTCGATCTTCACCGTATCGATGCCGATTCCCTCGTACTCAATCACCATCGTGTTCAGCTGGCTTGTTGATTGCGGCTGCATATTGGGGATCCTCCGTGATGTAAGTCTCGATGAATCGCTTCGTTTTTTTGTCGGATGAATCGTAGATTGCCTTGAGCCTCCGCGAGAGAAGTTGGCCTTGGCCATCGGATTTCATCTTCGATTTGATGACCGCGGCGCGGTGCTCCTTCATGTTTCCGGAGATTTTCATTCTCCAGTAGTAATCGGCGCACTCCTCTTCGGTTCCCAATCGGTATTGGTAATCAATCGCCACAAGGATCTTCATGATTTCGTATGACTCATTGATGGCGTAAACGTCGGAGATGATGGTTCGGCAATGGTCGCCGTGCGAGCTGTTTTCAACCCAGCAGTAGCCGTCTTCGTGAACCACTACCACGTTGCCTTTGGAATCTTTTGAGAATTTCGGATAGTTATCGACGATTTCACGCTGCGTGCAGAATCCGCCTAGAAGAGATCTGCTGCGAACCAGGCGGTAAGTTGCCCATTGACGTGGATTAAGGTCAGACGGCTGTTCTTCGCTTTCATCGAAAGAAGAGTCGAATAGATCAAGCTGCTCTGGTTCCATTTCAATCCCCTCCTTTCGGTTCTGAAGAGAACTTCGAAATCAATTCGTCCCATTCTTTTTGATCGGATTGGGCATCGATTCCATCAAACGGTCTTTCGTCTTCGGACTTGCCGCTAAACTTCTCGCAGTTCTCAAGAACGGATTTCTTAAGGAGGCCCAGCTTTGATTGGGGTTCTTCCCGAAGTTCCCATCCAACGACTCTTCCTTCCTTCCAAATGGCTCGGCAATACTCCGAAACGAAGTATTTGAGTGTGAGGTGAAGGTTCCTGTTTCCGTACTTTTCATCCATTTCGGAAAGGAAATCCTTGTAGGCAAGAGCGATCTCGTTGTCGGTGAGGTCGAAATCCGTCAAATATGAATGGTCGTAAAGATAGGCGATGTATGGCCCGAATCCCCGATTCGGGTTTAACTTGGTTAAACTTGGTAAAACTTCTAAGGATTCTACGGATATAACGTCTACGTCTTCCGTCTCTTGAGAGGATTCTTGTGACGTCACGTTACTGTCACGTGACATAGTTAGTTTTTTCACAGCATCACGATGCTTTGCTTGTCGAATCCTGTTGGCTTCGCGGATCTGAACCAATTTATCGATTGATTGGTATTTGTCGAAATTGTTGATTATTGGGCCGTTGGGGGCAATCGTTACCATCCCCTGTTTAACATAGAAAGCCATGCACATATCGATTTCCGATTCGGTGCGGTCGGTCGCAATGGCTATCTCCTCATTGGTCTTATAGGCTATCTCCTCATTCCATAGAGCGCCGCCGTGATTGCATTTCCCGGCAAGCGAAAGCAGCTCCCACCAAACCGCTTCGAGCTTGTCCCTTGGATCCAAAACGCCATCGACCTTGGCTCGGCGCATATGTTTGAAAGAGTCTCCGTCAAGGAAATCGATGAAGAGTTTCAACCATTCGATGCTGTACTTTTCCATCAGGCGTTTCCTTCTTTCTTTTCGCCTGTCGAGACACACGAAGAATTGGCTTTTTGTGCCGATTTTCTAGGACAAATCTTTCCGTTAAATTCGATGGCTTTAATCGCGGATTCGGTCGAGCATTTGTCGGAGAAGAACGTTAAAGAGCCGCCAAAGTGCTCTCTGGCGGCATTGACTATTTCGCAGGCTTTGGTATGGCCGATTCCAAGAAAGGCCATGATGTCCCTGTAGCCAACGAAAGGAAGGCTTTCAAATTCTGTTTTGGTCATGCTCCACACTCCAATTAATTCACCTTTTGTTAACTTTATTTGTAAAAATAAAGGCCATATTGGGATCGCGGAATCCCTAATAGATTGGCGATCTTAATGACCTCGTCAGAACGGAAGTTGAATATCCGAAACTGGCGAGACCAGCTTTGCCTAGATTTTCCCAAGGCTTTAGCGAATTCCTGATGGGTTCCGTACTTTTGGACAATGAGAGCGCCAAGAGCGGATTTGCCAACCAACGCAACGTTTTCTTCCATTTGTTACCTCCATCGGCTGCAACCTAATGTTATTCACCTTTTGTTTACTTGTCAAAGTTTTTTTAACTGGTTATTCATTTTTTGTTAACTTTGTCCTAATATATGTTTACGGGAGAAACACCATGGAAAAATCAAATGGCCAGTTGATTGCTGAACGATTAAGAAAAGCTATGGATCTTCGCGGAGTGAATCAAGTAGAGCTTTCAAAAGCCGCAGGAATAAGCAAACAAAGGATTTGCTATTACGCTAAGGGAAGGTCGGTTCCAAAAACCCAAGCGATTTTTGCCATGGCTAAATATTTGATGGTAAGCCCGACCTGGCTCATGGGGTTCACCGACAATGACGGGCCGGAAGTTTCAAAGGAAATGGATCTCCAAGTAAAAAACACAAACGATTCAATTGAAAGATCTTCAGTCCTCGACCAAATCGTCGCGAACCTAAACAGGATGTCCATCAGTGACCTAAACGCTATAAAGAGCATCACCGACCGAATGGTCAAAAAGGAGGACTGACCATGAGGAAAGGGATTTATCAGGGCAAGGAAAGTGTATTCATTTCGACGCGCGTTAAAATAAACGGCGAATGGAAAAGCGTTTACATCAGGGGATACAAAACAAAAAGACAAGCCAATGACGATTTCGACCGAGCCGTAGAGCAATGGAAGAGAGACCATTCCGGAGAATTCGCGGTCGAATTTTTCGGGGATCTTCTGAAAGATTACGAAAAAAACAGGGAAAGAATTGGAATCTCAATCCAAACGAGGGTCAATTGCGATCAAAACGATTTTTACCATATGAAGGAGTTCAACGGAAAGCTCCTGAAAGACGTCTTTAGCGAGAGGTCAGTAAAAAAATGGTATGAGAGGCTTCTTGAGAACAATTCCGCGAACATGGCAAATAAGGTGATAGGAAGATTCCAGGATCTCTCCAATTTTGCATTCGTTAACAAACTGATAGATTCAGGAACCTACCAGACTGTTGTTTCCCTTGTGCGTCATATCAAAGCAGACAGAAAGCCGTCAAAGGAAAAAATAGCCTGGAGCATGGAGGAGGAGCAGTCTTTTCTGAATGCCATCCAAAAGAATTCTCGAAACTTCGTTCTTTTCACTCTCTATTGTTACCTTGGATGCAGAATTGGCGAATTCATTGCGCTCAAAGTCAAAGACTACGACCCAATACATCATCAGATTATTTTTTCGCATCAAATAATAGAGAGAACCGGTATCGGCGAACATCTAGACACGGATTATCTAAAAACGGCAACGAGTTATCGCGCCAAACCCCTTCCAGAAGCCATTTACAAGCTCTTGGAAGCCTATATCAAGGAAATTGGAGGAGAACCCGATAGATATCTTTTCACGCCATCATGGAGCCTAAAACCGATTTCCAAAAACGCCATCAGAAGGATGATGACCAGATACTGCAAACTTGCTGGTGTAAGAAGAAACACACCTCATGGATTGAAACATACTATGGCCACCTGGCTAGGATCGAAATGCTATAACATCACCGATGTTGCCGCCGCTGCAAAAATGCAAGGCAATACCGTTAGCGTTTTCCTAGAGACCTATGCTAACCATGTCAAAGCCGAAGATCAGGACTTGCTCATTAAGCGAGTCCAAGAACAATTCTCCGATTCAAAAACCATTTCTAAAAAAGCATAAAACCGTGACATAAAAAAATCCTAGTTTCAGCGGAAATAAGCGGAAAGTAGCGGAAACGAAATCACGAGTAACGATTAAAAAGAGCCATTATTGCTACACTTTTAGACTTATGCGGAAAGTGACGGAAATGAGCGGAAAGGTATAAATAATCCCCGTCACTTGCTCCAGCTGCATTAAGTCCCGATAACATCGGGATTTTTTATTGCCATAACAATATTAAGACGCTCTCTTTTAGCCATTAATTTGGAATAAAAAAGTCTTTAAAAACGCTAATAGAGAAATACGAGGAAGCCCAAAATTATTTTTCTAAGAGCCGCCAAAAGAAGAAAAAGCCACGAAATTCAAGAAATTCGTGGCTAGTTTTTATTGGTAATCGTCATCGTCATTATCGTCATCGTCGTCTTCTGGAGGCGGAAGATTGCCGTTCTTCGCATCATCGATCATCTTTTGGATTTCTTTAGCTTCTTCTTCGCTTAAGCGTTTTGTTTCTTCGAGTTGCTTTAAGGTTTGCTCGGCGAAGGAGATCGAATATTTCGCAAAGTTTTCGTCGAAGTGGTTGGCGAGGAGTTCCACGACGATGAAGAAATACGGCAAATAGAAGAAGAGAAGGACCAAGGAACCCGCGATGCCGCTGGCGGCAATAACGGCTGGGTCGACGGTGAGAACGCCAGCGATGGCGGCTCCGCCACCGAAGCCCACAATGGCTAAAACCATGCCGAGCCAAGTCGCTTTAAAGTATTCCTTGCTGAATTCCTTGCGGATTTGGCGTAAGCCACCCGTAAAGAGGCTATTAGCCATGCGAGGCGAAGGAGCGCTCCGCTTCATCACGGAACGAATATACGGATTGAGAGACCAAACGCCTAAATACTGAAGGAAGACAAGGAAAGTCGTCCCGGTCTCCACCGTATCCACGACGATTAATAGCCGAGCCACGGAAGCGTTATTCGCGAGCACGCTATTGGCGTTATCGAGGCTGCCATTCATGAAGGCGTTATAGAGGTCAGTGATACCCGTGACAAAGACCGGATCCACCGCCGAAGCAATCCAATAATAGGCAAAATACACTAATCCCGAAACGAGAAGCGACCACAAGAACGAGAAGATGAAGTTGACGATGACGCGATAGACACCCAAATACGGCATCCGATAATACATGCCATAGAAATGGAAGAAGGACCGGTTCGTGAAAGGATGGCCTTCCCGGGCATCAGAGATGCTGATCTGAAGGGCAAAGTAGAACGGAAGGAGGACAAAAGGGAACGTGACATAAAGGGTCAGAGGCTGCCAAATGCCCACCGCCAAAAGAGCGATCGCAATCATCGAGAAGTTAAAAGTCGGAACGAAAGAAGAGGCAAATTCCGCCTTATAGACTTTCCACGCGGCCTTGGTTAAAGAGGACTCCTCGATTTTAGTCTCGGTGGAATCCGTCTTCGTTTCGGGAGCGGGTGGCTCTTCGTTAGGTTTATTCGTTTGTGGCTCTTCCATGGGTTCGTCCGCTTAAGTTATGCAAATCGACAAACATATGCCGCAGTTCCTCTTGGTCGAGCGGCACGACATCTTGCGACTCATAAAACTGAATCGTTTTTTCTAATTTCGATAACGGAATCAACTGGCTCGAACCAGGCTCGTTGGTGTAAGGGGCGACGAAACAGTCATCGTTCACGAGAACGATGCCAATCATGAGGCGCTTATCAACCAAAGAGACGATGCTAAGCCGGTCAATGTATGATCGGTTATCAAGCAAAGGATTACTAATCATCTGCTTGCGTTCTTTCATCGTGTAATAAGTCCAGCTGGGATCATGCGTGCTTGGCACGATGGCCCCTTCGTAGAATTTGTCCGTGATGACGTAAATGTATTTTTCGCCGCCTAAGACATGATCAATGTGAAAGTATTCGCCCGAAAGATTAAGCAGGAGATCATTCAGCAAGAAGTAATCGTTATCGAGATTGATGCGATTGACTTTGTTATAGAACATCCGGGCGACGTTCTTCCGCCAAATATTGCGCTTCAGGGGTTTATAGAAGAAAAGTAGGAAAAACAAGGCCCCCGCCAAAATGGCAGAAATAATGAAGATGGTTAAACGGACAGGGTACA